TGTTTCAACACTTGATCAACTGTGTTCCTAAAGAGACACCTCAAGGAACTTTGGTCACTAAGTTGAACAAATCATCTGCAAGAAAAATCGACTTAGCAATTGCATCGATTATGGCTTATGACAGATGGAGTGATCTAAGAAATGAAGATCCACAGAAAGAGCCAGAAGCTCCACAATTTATCAATTTATAGAGGACAAAAGGATGTTAAACAATTTAATCGTTTTCAGTGTGGGATTCATCAGTGTGTGTGTCTCAGCTTTTTTTGTCTCAATGGAACTTGGACTGTTTGTTTTGGGATCTGGACTGATTGCAATTTCACTGCTGTTCGACTTTGAGAGATTATGAGATTATTAGATTTATTTAAACCATCTTTTGAAACTAGAGATCTGGATGCTTCCTTGTTCAATCTCGGTTTAGAAGATAAAACAAAAACAAGTTCTGGAAAAGCTGTTGATCCATCAACTGCGATACAGAGTGCAACAGTTTATGCTTGTGTTTCATTGATCTGTGACTCTATTGCCACAATGCCAGTGAAAACATTTAGAAAAACTCAAGATCATAGAGAAGCAACAACTCCTCCAGTCTTTTTGGACAGCATTAATGGAATGCCTAATCCAGAGACAGATGGATTCACTTGGATGCACAGAACAATCAATTCATTGGCACTTTATGGAAACTCTTATTGGTTAATAACTGCAAGAGATCGAAATGGTTTCCCAAGTGAAGTGTTCAACTTGCATCCAGATGATGTGAAGATCGAAAGAAAAAATGGGAAAGCAATCTATGTCTTTAATGGCAAAGAGAATTTCACACGATACACAGTTTTCAATCCATCTGGAGAGATCATACACATAAAGAACTTCGAGCAAGGATCAGATTATGGTCTTTCTCCAATTGAAGCTGGATCAGAAGCAATTGGAATGGCTTTGGCTCAAGATGAGTTCTCTGGATCATTTTTCAGAAATGGAGCTGTTCTCTCTGGTGTTATTGAAATGGATTCAACACCATCTGAAGAACAATTAAGAATTTTTAAACAGAGCTTTAATAGAAAACATCAAGGATCTAACAAAGCTCATAATATTGGAATTTTGACTGAGGGATCTAAATGGAAACCTCTTTCTCTGAATCACGAACAGATGCAGTTCCTACAATCTAGGAAATACACTAAATCTGAGATCTGTGGACTCTTTAGAGTTCCAGCTTATATGATCGGAGATCTGTCAGAAACAACAAAACTCGGATCAAGTATCGAAGAACAAAACAGAGTCTTTTATGAATTGACTCTTCTTCCCTACATCAACCGAGTTGAAACTGCACTCACTATGATGCTCCCAAGAAATCAGTTTGCAAGAATTGATGTCTCTGGGTTGCTTCGTGCAAATATAAAAGCTCGTTATGAATCCTACAATCTTGGAAGAAATGCTGGATTCCTCTCAGTTAATGAGATCAGAGCTAAAGAGGATCTTCCTCCAGTTGATTCAGAAATTGGAGATTCGTATCTGCAAAACTTGAATCAATTGTCTGTTGAAGATCAGAAAGATGACCAAACCGATTAACTGAAGATAGATCGGAAGAGGTTAAAATGTCTGCCTTAAGACATCTCTGGAATATTCCAGATCCGATTGACATTCACAGTGACAATCAAATCAAATCAATGCTCGGTATCTTTGGAAAAGATCACGAGAGATTTAAAAGAAATATCGACTCAAGGAACTTTGGAGAAGAGTTGTTTGAATTCGATATGGACTCAAATCGAATAAAAAGATTTGAACGAGGTTGGGAGTGGGAAGACTTTCGAGGATCTGTTGGATCATATCAACGATTCGGCTTAGATCCATTTGAAAACCACATTCCAAATGCTGTTGCTTTCACACACGACTGCAACTTTTATAATCCAGATTATTCAGTTCTCTACTGGAAAAGAACTCCAAATGGACTTCAGTTAAGAAATAAACTTGTTGAAGTTAAGGGAACGAGAAATCTGAAAAACCAAGATTATGAGATCTACATCGAATATCAAAGAACGATTATTGATCCACACAACGACAAAGTGAGAAAATATGCAAAAGATCACTTCGTTCCTAAATGCTTGGTTGAGTTTGAAGTCTTTCTTTATCCAGATGCTTATGCAACTGGGTTGAAAGCTGAAAGAGATGGTGTGATCTGGAATCCTACTATTCATCATTTAGAGAAATTAGAAATCTACACAATGGATGAATTAGAAGCGATCTGGAATGCAACACCAAGAACTGATCACGAGAATCAATATATGCAACTCGGAACAAGATCAATCTTTGATCCAAAAAAAGTGAACTCCATTGAGGGAATCGATAATTGGACAGATGATCATTATAAGAAGCCAATTTGGAGATCAGTATTGGACAATCGATTTTAAAGGAATCTAAATGCCATATCCAGACCTTGATCTGTATGACACACAAGAAGAAGCAATTGAGAAAGCAAAAGTTCTCGGTTGCTATTTAGATGATTCATCCTTTCATAAAGAAAATTATGAGGGTGAGGAATTCTTTATGCCTTGCAGTAGTCATCAAGATTATATGGATGCAACACGATCAGAACAACGATCAGAACATATTGATGTTCCAGATTATGTCAGGTCAAATGCACAACGAGGTCTGGATAATTTAGATCGAGCTGGTGATGGATTAGTTGAAAGAACTATCTCTGAAGCACGATCATTGGCAAATGGATCAATCACAGAGGACAAATTGCGAAGATTATCAGCTTGGATCAAAAGACATCGTGGTGATCTTCAATCTGAACAAGTAAAAGATGGCGAGATCAGTGCTGGTGTGGTTGCACACTGGCTTTGGGGATCTGGATCAGCAGAAATCTCTGTTGGTGCAATGCTCGATGGAGCTGATCGAACTATTGCTTGGGCAGATCGTGAAATTAGCAAACTAGATAATGGAGAAAGAACATTGGAAAAGATACAAGAAAAAATCTTCAGTTCTGAGCCAAAACAAGTAAGACCAACACCATCTCACGATGTGAGATATGTGGTGAATCAGTTTGAAGCACGAACAATGGATGGATCAAAAGCTGTGATCAGTGGATATGCTTCTATCTTTGATCGTTCTTCTCAAGTTCTCGGTGGTGGATTCGTTGAACAGATAAAACGAGGAGCTTTCACAAAGACTCTACAGGAAAGAGGAACACAAACCTCAAGAGATGACATCAAAGCTCTATTCAACCACTCAACAGATCTTGTTCTTGGATCAAAAAGAGCTGGAACACTAAAACTCTCAGAAGATACAAAAGGACTTCATTATGAAGTTGATTTGGATCTTGACATCACACATCACAGATCAGCTTTCAAAATGATCGAAAGAGGTGATGTGACAAACTCATCATTCGGTTTTGATGTTATTGAAGAGAGATGGTCAGTGCCAGAGAACTCTGATGATCCAGTATTGAGAGAGGTATTAGAGACAAGACTTTATGAAGTTAGTCCAACACCTTTCCCAGCATATCAAGATTCATCAGTGATGGCTGAGAGATCGTTTAAAGGTCTTTCTGAAATGAGTGGTGTTGACCTTAGAGATCTCATTGAAGCAAATGAAAAAGGATCTTTAAAAGAAGTTTTAAATCAGAATGAAGAGAAAATCTTTAATGCAGAAGCTAGGAAAAGAAGACTCGATCTGCTTAAGTCAAAAGATTTATAAATTTTAGATCAGAACTCGTTGATGAGACAGTTCTGATTGCCATAACAACCGACTCGGACAAGTCGATCAAACTTCACTTGTCCAATTATTTATTAGGAGAAATCAAATGAGTAAAATCGTTGATGGTCTTTTTGAAGAACGAGCAAAGCTCTGGGAATCAATGAAAGAATTGAATGACAGAGAAATTGCTGAAGAGAGATCTCTTGATGCTTCTGAAAAAGAGCAATGGGATAAGATGAACGACAGAATGTCTGAAATCGATGCCAGAGTTCAAGAGTTGGCTTCTGTTGAAGAAGCAAACAAAAAGTCAGAAGAAGCAAGAGCTATCTTTGAAGCAAATGCCACATCTCCAGTCATTGAGAAAGAAGTTGAAGTTGAAACTGATGCTTCTGTCTTAAGAAAAATGGCAACAGGTGAAGTTAGATCCCACAACTTTGAAAAAAGAGATTTAACAAAATCTGGTGATGGTGGACTTGTTCCTCAAGGTTTCTATGACCAAATTATTGCGAAACTTGATGAGAATGCTGTCGTGAGACAGTTTGCAACAGTTGTGAACACTGCATCTGGTGAAGACATCAAGTTCCCACAAATCACAGCTTTATCATCTGCATCATTAGTTGCAGAGGGTGGAGCAATCGGAGAATCAGATCCAACATCTGCTTCTGTGACACTCGGAGCATTCAAATATGCTTATCTTGTCCAAGTATCTTCTGAGCTTTTAGCTGATGAGGGTGTGGACATTGAGGGTTTCCTTGCAAACGACATTGGTCGTGCATTAGGAAATGGAGCTGGAACAGATTTTGCAACAGGAAATGGATCTTCCAAGCCAAATGGTGTCATTAGTGCTTCAAGCACTGGTGTCACTTGTGCTTCTGCAACAGTCATCACATCTGATGAAGTTATTGATCTTTATCACAGCGTGACTGCTCCATATAGAATCAATGGTGCTTGGTTAATGAATGACTCAACTTTGAAAGAAGTGAGACAACTCAAAGACTCCAACAACCAATATTTATGGCAACCATCATTGCAACAAGGAAATCCAGATATCTTATTAGGATCTCCAGTTGCAACTGATCCAAATGTTGATGCTATTGCTACAGCGAAGAAAGTTATGGCTTTCGGAGATATGAGCAAATATTTTATTCGTGAAGTATCTGGTTTCCAACTAGACAGATCAGTTGATTATGCGTTTGCCAACGATCTAGTCACATTCAGAGCGATCTATCGTGCTGATGGTGATTTGATGGACACAAATGCTGTCAAATTAATGGTGATGGCTTAAGTCACACAAATGTTGATGCTCTGGCAACAGAGCATTGACTGAGACACTTGATTTGAAATAATATTCATCTCTACTTCCACACAAAATTGAGTGTCTCAGTGAATTAACAAGAGGAGATCAAAATGAAGATCAAAATGTTGATCAGTTTATCTGGTCTATACAATGGAAAACCTATTCCTCAAAAAGATGAGATCTGGGAAACAGACAAAAACAATGCTGTTGATCTTATTGAAAAGGGATGGGCAGAAGCAGTGAAATCTGCTCCTAAAAAGAAAGCTGATTCTCCAGCTGGAAAAGAGAAAAGTTAATGCCTCGACACGATTCAAATTCGTATTGGGGAAAGAAGAAAAAGTCTAAATCTAAAGGATCAAAGAAAAGAAGATGATCGGTTATTCAGTTGGAAATGGAACAGCTCAAATATTTAAAGACTCACTAGGTCGAATCTATGTGAATGCTTATGTTGATGGCACTCTCACAGATGCCAGTGGATCAGTCACAGTCACAGTGACAGATGAAGCTGGAAATGTTGTGATCAATGAACAGACAGCAACAAATGAATCGACTGGTGTTTATTATTATGATCTAGGAATTTCCAACACAACAAATGTGAACAAACTTTATGCAGTTTGGACTGGAACTTGGGAATCAGTATCACAGAAGTTGAGAACTAATCACGAGATAATGGGCTTCCCTATCTTCACAGAAAAACAAGCAAGAGAGTTTGATATTCAACAGCTCTCTTCTGCTAGTGACTATCCAGATGCAACAATCTTTGAAGAGAGAGCAAGAATCACTGATCTACTAGAACAGTGGACTGGTGTGTCTTGGACTTCTAAATATAACAGAGTCAAGATGGTTGGAGATGCAACACGAGTGTTGTCACTCCCCAACTTCCACATCACGAAATTAATTAAAGTTGAGATCTTAGGTGAAAACATTGCAACATCGAACTTTGAGATTGATAACAATGCTGGATTTATACACAGAACAGATGGACACTTCTCTGAGGGAACATCTGAGTTTCCATTGCCAATTGTCGTGGAATATGAATATGGATGGGATTATATAAGAAATGGAGTTGATCGAATTGGATTAAAGCTCCTCATTGATAGGATCATCTCTACAAATATTCCAGATCGTGCAACTTCTTTTAATGATGAACTAGGAAACATCTCACTTGTGACACAAGGAGGAGGATTCAAGAATCCAACAAGGATTCCAGAAGTGAATCAATGGATCGAAGAAAACTCTGAAAAGGTCTTTGGTGTTTAATGGCAATCGGATCAGTAGTTCAGACAGTTAGAGACAATCTTAAAACTCAATTGAGTGCAAGAGCTGGTCTCAGTGGTGTCTCAGTTTTTAAATATGCTCCAGTTGATCAAGCTCCTAAAACAGAGATGATCTACTTAGGAGATGCAAGTTCTTCAATTGATTTCTTAGCAATGGGATCAGTGTATGAAGAAGATCTTGATCTTAAAGTGTTTGTTTATGTGATGAGAGCTGGTGCTGGTGACTCTGTTGCTGGAACAGTTGAATCGAGAGCAATAACACTTGCAAATGAAGTCATTGATCAACTAAATGATGACTCAACAATCAATGGATCTGTTTTAGTTTCCAGAATGAGAA